ATTGGTGTTGAGCAATCAACTGTCAGCAGAATCTTTAATGGCAAAACACAATTGGGTCATCAGCACTTTTTGCTTTTATGTGATTTGCTAGAAATCAGTCCGCATAATATGCAGGTTAGTAACGATGTAGAAGAACAGAAGGAAGGTTATCGAACGATTCCAGAATACAACGTTCGGGTATCGGCTGGGCATGGCGAATTTCAAGGCATTGAGGAGATAAAGCAGAATCTGCAAATGCCCAAAATGTTTTTGCCGGAAAATGGACAAGTGGGGTTCGTCAGAGTCGAAGGCGATTCAATGACACCAACCATTGCTCATGGCGATTATGTGGCGGTTGAGTTCGATTCTGGCTACACCTCAGACGGGTTGTATCTGATAAGGATTGATGATGCGGTTTTCGTGAAGAGGCTTCAGAGGAAGTTTGGAGGTGTCAGGATCATATCAGACAATCAGCAGTATGAAGAAATGAACGTTTCACCGGATGACGGAAACGACTTCGGCTTGATTGGAAGAGTGGCTTTGGTGATTCGGAAAACTTAAACAACTCTTTAACTGTTTAAATGTCGTTTAAATGTCGTTTAAATCTTTGCTGTTGAAATGAGCCACAAAAACGAAATCGTCCATGACCAACGGCAAAAAGCCTATGTTGGTCAATTATGGATTGGTAAAAAAAGATACCGTCGAGTCTTGATTCGTTTTGTGGATGCTGAAGGCTTAGAGCCTGACGAGTTGAATGCTCTGCTTGTAGAGCGATTTCTGAAGCTCAAAGAAAAGCTGAGTCGAGAAGTCGAACGAGCAACTGACGAACAAGGTTTGTTTTTCAGTGAGTTGTTGGACTTGTTCCTCGCGCATGTTCAAGCAAACCGTGACGAGCGAACGGTTGGTAAATATCGACAGCAATTGCTTCGCTACCAAAAGATAGTTGGGGATTATCGTATAAGGCTTCACACCTCACAACTGACTGACAAGTTCATCTTGGCTCTTCGTAGGGCTGGACTTAATGACCATAGCTGCAACTCTTACCTTCGGGCAGTTCGAGCGATTCTTAACTGGTCTTGGGAGCAAGGTCAGATTCCAGCAGCCATTAAAGTCAAAAGCGTTCGCTCGTCCAAACCTTTGCCTGCTGTCTTCTCTCAGCAACAACTCGAAGATTTGCGGCAACACCTAGAACAAGGCTGGCACGAAACCAAACGAAGACGGTTCTTGGTGCTGCTTCGTGCCTGGTGGTTTTTGCGATTCACTGGAATGCGTGGTGGCGAGCTGCTGGCGTTAAAATGGGATAATGTTTACCCAGACCGAATTGAACTGCGCTCAACAAAGGATTGGAAAGTCAAAGGCAGGAAAGACGCAATCATTCCAATAGCTGAAGATTTAAAAGAATTTATTTTAAGCCAAGAAGTCAAAGGCGAGCGTTATGTGCTGGATGATGGCAGAGGTCAGCCGCTTTATAGTTCGCTTGGGGATTTGACCAAATCCATGAGGAAGGCATTGCAGAAGGTAGGAATAGAAAATGCGAAACCGCTGCATTCGTTTCGTTCTACGGTTGCGACTGAACTGCTTTCCGGTGAGTCTGCGAATCCGGTGCATGTTCAAATGCTACTAAGACATGAAAGCATTCAAACAACCATGAGTTACCTTAATTCAGACCACTTGCAGCAAGTCGATCTCGTCAATAAACTAGGAAACTCGCCACAAAACACTGTTTCAAAGAAAAAAACCGAAAGCCGCAAGCCCAGTATTCATCTAGTCTATAGCCGAAAGAACTAAGGTGACTGTTAATCATTGGGTCGCTGGTTCGAGTCCAGCTTGGGGAGCCACCTTCCGAGGATTTGCCACACTTCCGTTAAGTGGCGATTCTGACTATCCGCCAGTTAGTGAATCCTTCAAAGCCTTTGCCTTCCTGACTTTTCGATAAATTCCTACGCCAGCCGCTGCCATTGGTAAACCTGCTGCGGTCAGCATTAACTCTACCCCACCAGATTCAATAACAGAATTAAATATTTCTAAAAATCCTTCCATTAATAACTCCAGATCATTAAATCTTCTCTGTCATCTAAATGTAGAAATCTTTGGCTACCTGTGAAACTGAATCCGTATCCGCCAAAAAGATTCATCTGAATGGCAATCTGAAGAAGTCGCGCACCGTCTGCATTCCAAACCGCTAAATCAGCGGCTCTTCCAAGACTATGATAACCCGTGCTTTTGGGCTTTCCATCCTTCCATTTGGCTTTTTCAACCGGATGCTCTAAAGAGCGATATGCTGAAGTCAATCTGATTGGTTTCCCGTAATGCTGACGTAGAGTTTCAAGCTTCGTCAGAAACAAATCCGACATTTCACACTCACCTGTGAATTTGCACTTCAACTCGTCCCTCGAAAAATGCTCAGAATGATCAACGTAAGCCATTAAGTCTCCTTTTCTGGGTAATCCACACACTCTTGAGAATACATCTCTCCGAAAGCCTCACGTTGAGGCAAAGGCATTAGCTGAAGGTCTACATATCTGTGATTCTCGCGGTAATGGTCAATGACACAACTGCAAAGCTGAATGGCGGATTGCATGGCGAGATTTGAAGTCATGCCTTGCATTTGATAGGTGGGAGCCAAACGAAGTGAGCATTGGTAAGCCCAACTAACTAAGTGAAGCGTTTTATACTCAACAGGAAGAGCAAATGCTGATGTTGCGAGCAGCAAAGCCAAGCCTAAGAGAGTCGGTTTCATTTTTTTAGATTATCCATTTTTTGACTTAGCTCACTTATCGCAACGGTCATGTTGGTGAGCGTTGTGTTGAGTTTTTCGTGAACTGCTAAAAGCTGTTGAGACTGCGCGGCCTGAAGGTTCGCCAGTTTTTCTGTGGTGGCCTGTTGAAGTTGTGAATTTTCTCGTAATAGTTCGCTGACGCGAATATCGCTTTCAGAGTCCTTAGTTAGCCAAATATTTCGCTCCTTTTCAAAACCTCTTAAAAGAAACACGATCAGCCACCCGCTGAAGGTGAGAGAAGCCATGCCAAAACCTAAATCTTGGACTAATTGAATCATTGTGTTGGGTTCTGCTGGCATTGCTCGGCCTTTTTAAACGGTTAAAGCTGACTCGACTTCAGTCTGGGTAAAACCTAAACGGAATAGTTTACAGTTTGGATCTTCTTGAAGTTCTTGCTGATATTTGATTGTTGCACCATCCAGATTTTTTTCGGTTCTGACTCGGTGCGTGGCATCTGTAATCCCTGCATCATCTGGGGATAAGTCTGCTGTTTTGAACCAGTTTAGCCTGTTATCTAGTAATGCTTGGTACTGAGTTTGCCAACCGGACAGGTTTTGATTTTTAATGTATTCGTAATCGAATTTAGTGTTTAGGTGTTTGGGGATGCCTCGCATACCGATAATCTCCTTTAGTTTAGTGATTTCTAGGGTTTGCAATAAATGATAAGTGTTTGCCCAACTTGCCCAACCTTCATACGATGCTAGTGTTGAACGAAATCGAATGCTACTACAAGCAGGCCAGTTCTTTTTGAGCTCACTGATCCTTTGAATCATTTGTTTTGCTGTTGACTTTCGTAACAGTTTCTTTGTAGGGAAATGGCGATAACCAACAAAATCAACGCCTGTCTCGACAGGCTTTAGCGACCACCTGCTAATTTCCAGTTTTAATGATCTTTTTAAAAAGTCTACAATATTTACACGAACAAACTGCAACCATTCCTTGCTATCGCCAAATATTAAAAAATCATCAACGTAACGGCAATATCCTTTGATTCTATATTTGTGTTTTAAGTATTGGTCTAATTCATTTAAGTATAAGTTACCAAACCATTGGCTTGTGTAATTCCCTATTGGGCAGCCTTCGGCACTACTGATGATTTCTTTAATTAGCATTAAAGTGCGTTTGCATTTTATCTTTTGCTGAACAACAGAAAATAAAATCTGATGGTCAACACTCGGATAAAACTTCCGAATATCCATTTGCAAACAGTATTTATATTTTTGCACACAGCTCTGAGCATAGTTGCTGGCTCGGTGAAGTCCTAATTGTTTACGACAAGCAAAACTTTGCGCTAATAAAACCCTGTCCCAGATTGGCTCAAGGATCTGGACAATAGCGTGTTGGACGATTCTGTCAGGAGCAAATGGAAGCACATAAATTATTCTGCGTTTTGGTTTTAGAATCTCTTTTATACGGTATTGGCTGGTCTGGTACTTACCATCTACTAATTGCTTGCGGATTTCCGCCAATCCTACTTCGCTACGATTGTCAAATTCTTGGACTACTCGCTGCCAAGACTTACCTTTTCTTGCGTTACGATAGGCAAGATTTAAATTGTCAGCAGACACAATCTGCTCAAAAAGATTTCCGTGACGTTTCATTTTTTTAGAGAGATGTCCTTCGCTCTCACTACCAAACACCTCTCCCACCGTTGTGTATTTTGGCAAAAGCCAAGGTGAGCCAGCCAGCCAGTGGTGTTGTGGCCCTCTCACTGTCTCTGCGTGACCCGATGTTGTCGTTGAGATTCAAAGGTGAATTATTCCAATTGACACTACGTGACCTGCATTTCGTGCCATTGTTCCAATTGCTGCCAAAGATCCCGTGCTGTAACAACGGTACTGCCTCACCCTCCCAGAGGGACTTTTAAAATTAGTACAGACTCCCACTAACTCCGCGCGACCCGATGTAGCCGTAGAGAGTCAAAGGCGAAAGACTCCAAGCGACACCACGCGACCCGCATTTCGCGCCATCGCTCCAACTGCCGCCAAAGACCCCGCGATTTGGCACTGCGTATCCCTGACCCCGACCGATAGCATTAGCTCCATCGTATGTCGTTCCATCGCTGGCAGTGTCCTGAACTGCCCAACTAGCCGCTGCACCGTCAGATCCTGTCTCATTCGCCCACTGCCACAGTGCCCCTGCACAATCCTCGCAGCCGATATTAGAGATCATTCTGCGACTAGCGGTGTCACTATGACCCCCAGTCGTTCCAGGGTCTGCTGATCCGCTGATATTGGTTTCTTCGTTACTGCCTATAGCTAGAGCCATAAACTCTGCTTGTGTAGGCAATCGTTTTTCAATTTCCGCAAACCTTTCAACAAAATTATACCAGTGATAATCTGGGTTGCTTGTCCCATCAACGATGGTTCCACCGTAACTGGATTCCAGTGTTGTCGTATTGCTTGCTAAATAAATATCCGCCCACAATTTGTTTCCTACATACACCATTCCCTCTGGATTTGCCGTTGGACGATGAGAGGCTTGTGTCCAGACGCTTCTGGGTAGAATATCCCCATCCAGATAACCTGTTAGGGAATGCCCACTAATTGTTCCAACATCAACGCATAAACAGTGGAATCCGCCAATTTTGCGAGAGTTTGTGGCACTTGCCGTGACACCTCCAACGGTCCCATCAGGATAGGTGGAATTTGAGCTTAAACAGAAATTAGGAGTGGTTCCCGAACTAGGCTCTACTGCGTAAATGTAGACATCCTCACCATTGCGGTTTGCTGCTGTGGCCTTTGAGGTTTCATTACTCGCCCAAGAACCTGTTGTATCCGCATCAAGTGTGGTTGCCGTAGAAAGTGTGTAAACAGTGGCGTTGATTCGCAATTGCATTGCTGGGATATTTACTGTCCGCCTTTCTGACGCTGTAGTCGATCCAACATAAAATCCAGCACTGACATCATTTCCACCTGTGATTTGCTGCTCTGCAAGATACCAGTTTGGGATTGGATTGAAGTGAATGAGAACCCCACTGCCAATTGTGCCACCTGTTAAATTAACATTATTTGAATCTTGCGTGGAAATCGTTCCCAATCCTAAGTTGGTTCTAGTGGTCGAATCATCAGAAACATTTAAAGAACCCGTCACGCTAATATTGCCACCAGTGTTTAGCTGTGCAGAAGTGGAAACGGTGCTGGCTGTTAGCGTTAGACTCGAACCATTATAGTTTTGGATTTCGTTTGTTTTCAGTAATGACATTAGATAAGCTCAACAAATTCAAAGTTGTAGTCATACAGTTGACTGCCAGGATAAGAATACGCAATGCTGGCAGGCTCAAAGAAACTGCCGAATACTGCGGTGTTCGTTTGGTAGCCTAGAATCTCAGCAGCAACAGGTTGCATTCGTAAGCCAGCAAAGACTTTGGTTGCTGTGTCTCTCTCGGATTCTAAGATTTGCACTGAACCGCTGAATCTTCTGCGAATCTCGCCCAATCGGTAAACCAACCCACTGTCTCGCTCTTGCCTTATTCCAAACGAATCACGACTGATCGACATACCTACGTTTGGATTGTAGGTTTCCAGCACTTTTCCGGCTCGAATCGTGTTGACGATCAGCGGCAACTTCATTGAAGAAACCGTAAAGTTTGAGCCACCATTTCCGGTTAGTTGTAAATCTTCTGAGCCTGTGCCGTCACCAGTGATTCGGTTGATTTGCTCGGTAAAAACACCATCAGAGACAAAGGTTCCGAGCTTGATTTGTGGGTAGTCTTCCAAATAAATGTTGGCAGCACTCGCCTGAAGTCTTCCTAGA